ATGTCCGTAGTTGCCGCAACGAAAGTTGTATTTTCCCTGATTGCGTCAGGTTCTCCAAGCATGCATCCGGCAATTTCCTTTAGCCTGTATTCGGCAAAAACCTTGTCGCGCTCGTTTATGGTTTTGATAGTGAACCAATTGTCGAAATTCCACTCGGCCATTGTTTCATTTTCGTCAACAAACTGAGCATATCGCCGTGCAATATCGAACGGGATAAGCCCGTCTATTATCCCCTCACTTATCATATGTTTATAGGAATTCTTGATAAGCCTGTTGATTCTTAATTGCTGCTTATATGGCGCTATATCTTTGTTGTCGCTGATTGTGCTGTCAATAAATCTCCCGGAAGCTATGAGTTGAAGCACACGTTTCCCGCGCTTGGTTATGTTTACCGTGAAGTTCACTCCATCGTAAACAATGGATAATGATATCTTATTGATTAAAAATATCTCCATCATTCCCCTTGTGCTAAGTATAAGTTTACTCATGGTAGTTCAAAGTTATGGATTAATCCCTAATAATTCATTAATTTCCTCTTCTGCTTTCTCTCTTAGTGACTCAATGTCGCAGTCTTCAAAGATATCTCCTGATTCGTGTTGTGCATGAATGACTTTATCAAACAATTTTATTTTCCATTCCTCGCTGTGTCCGTGCCAGTCGTTCAAATCTTCATATATCTCTTTCAATGTTTCAAATGAACCAAGACCATCAAAAGCTTCAACGCTTTTTTCGTAGTGCATTTTTGCAATAGCTTCACGAACATCGTCAACCGATATATATATGTAATTAGTTTGATACGTGAATGCCTCAAAATTTGATTGTTCGTGATAAAAAACTTCATCATACCACTCTAAGAAATTTTCATATCCTAACAAAGCATGCTCATTTAATTTTCGCTCAATAGGTTCGCGAAGAGATTTAAACGCAGTTGCGAAATCAAATTCATTCATTCTATTAGTAACCGAGTGCATCCAAAAGTTTTTTATAATGCTGTCATATTCGTATTCATTGAAACATTCAATTTCTACGCCTAACATTTTAGCTGTTTTCATTGCATTATTTTTTAGATGTTTGTAAAACTTTGACCATCAAATTAATTGTAATACTTAAAAGAATTAAGCCACCAGACAAAAGGGCGAAGCCATGGGAATATAAAACAATTGACAGCATTAAACCGATAAAGCCGGCGACCATCAAAATAAAAAGTGAGTTTTCAATTTTTGCTTTCATAATATTTGTTTTTTATAAATTATAATTCAATAACATTGTATTCTTCGCAAATTGCGAAATACTCGTTCAATTTTTTTGCGTACTCTTCTGCTTCATCGTGGCTCATGTGGTTTTCAACGATTTTCCCAATTGTGTCAAAACGATGTGCAACAAATACGCAACTTTCACCATCTTCCGAATGATGAGCATTCGCCCACGTTTCGCGGTTTGTAATGTCGTTAAAATTTCCCAACATCTCGGCGTAAGATGAAAATTCAAATGTGCCTTGATCTGTCACAACTTCAATTTTTCTTTCTTGATAAAATTCTTTTGCTTTCATAATTACAGTATTTAGAATTAAATAAAGTTCTTTTTTAAGTTCTTTGATAGTTATCATTCTTCGGCTTTTGCAGTACCATACAATTGCATCATATATTTTTTATCAATTTTTTGTATATCAAAATTAACAGGGCAAATCAGAGATAAGTCTTCTAAAGTTCTGCGATTTTTAGACCAAATCTGAGCATCAATATGAAACAATCCAATCATGTTTTTACCTGAATTGTCAATTACCGTTACACCCTTTTGTTTTCTTGCTTTTACTAAGAAATTGATGCCTTTTTCGTTTAATGTCATTTCTTTTTTCATCGTTGTTTGATTATTAATTACACTATAAAGATACATATTATTATTAATATAAACAAGTAATTAATTAATTATTTTCGCTAAAAATCAAAGAAAATTAACCTATTCATTAACCATCGTTAATAAAACACTCATTAACCAGTTTGATTATTCACGTTTATTCACTATTATTGTATCGATAGAAGCAAAATAAGACTTTGACCATCAAAATTATAGTCTAAACAGATTAAACAAAGTAATAACAAACAAAACGCGCGAAGCGCGTAAAGAACAAACCAAAAAAAAATGGGAGCTCCAAAAGAAAATCAATTCTGGAAATTAAGAAGCAAACACGGACGCGACAGATTGTTTGATTCTCCCGAACTCCTCTGGGAAGCTGCGACTGAGTATTTTGAATGGTGTGATGAACATCCTTATTTGAAGCAAGAACAAAAAAAAGGAAATGTAATTGTACCCAAAGGAGAAAGACTAACACCTGAGGAGTTCAAAGAAACTGTAAAACCAATTGTTGAACTTCCAACCGAAAGACCTTATACAATGCAGGGTTTGTGCCTTTATCTAAATTGTGGAATAAATTATTTTAATCAGTTTGAAGAAAGTTTAAAGGGGAAAAATGACAGTCGATCAAAAGATTTTTCGTTAACAATTACGCGCATAAGGGAGACTATCCAGGATCAGCAGGTTGGAGGTGGCTTAATTGGTGCCTATAATCCGATGTTGACTGCCAGAATCTTGGGACTCACTGATAAACAAGATATTACAAGTAACGGCGATTCAATCGCACTCAATGTAAACGTTTCAAACTCAGGGCTATCAAAAGACCTTAACAAAGAATAAATATACTTCAGGGCTATTCAAGCCCGCTTTCATAAGTTTGGTTTAGTTAATTACAGTTGCCGGGGGTATTGATCTCCGGCTTTCTTTTGCTTATTTGTGTAGAAAATTGTAGATTTGATTAACGTTTGTTCTCGACAAATATTAAATAAGTCAAATATGAAGCACATTTTAATTAATAAGACAACTGGTCAATCGTTTATATTCTCATGCAAAAGTGACATCAGAAGATATATAAATGTTAGTTCCGTAACCATTTGGAACTGGCAACGATCGGGACCAATCAAATACTACAAAGATTATATCATTTGTTTCAATTCTACTATTGTAAAAGCATCACAAAAGTCTCATAATCAATACAATAACAGATTGTAAGTAAAGCGGCTATCTCTGCCATTCTGTCAAAACCTGGCATTTGCTTGTATTGCCTTGTTTTAGCTTGATATAGGCATTCAATAGTTGTAACTTACATATGTAAGCGGAAAGATTGAAGTTGATCAGGATTGATGTAAGCTATCAATACGGCTTCAAAAGTGTTATAACTCTCTGATTTACTGTGAGTTCTATTTAACACAATATAAGTTATAAGAAAAGTATTAAAATGTTAATTAATTTGGTTGTTTACTTACGATTTGATAACTTTAGGTAATTATAAATCAATATGTTATGATTATCAATAAGAAAGATATTAATGTGAAGTTAAAAAGGTTTAATGGCGTTTACTTTGTGTATATTATTAGAATGAATGATAATATTATCTATATCGGAAGTTCAAAGAATATCTATAAACGGTTCAAGGAACACAAATATCAGAAAGTATTTGATTCAATTGAGATTATAAAATGTAATAGTTTCAGCCAGGCACTAATAAAAGAAAGAGAATTAATATTTAAACACAATCCAGAAGATAATACCTTTTGTATTGATCAATTGAGAATGCCCCAGGTTAAAGAGTTCAGATTAGGAATTGATAATCTTAAAGACATTCATAAGAACATATTGAATAGATAAGATTCTAAGCACCGACACCCCCACACCCCAAAAAATTCTGGCTTTTATTCCTATCGCCGCCTATCCAAATATCAAACAAATGTATTTCCTTCAACTTACAAAAGGCTATTTTACATCAATCGCCTTTTATTATATCTATAGCTTAAAATTTTTTTCTTCTTTTGCTTGTTTATTAAAAATATGTGTGTAATTTTGTAATATGAATGACACACAAAATAAAAACAGACGATTCCATTTATTTATTGAGCAAAAATGGATTGACATGCTAAAAAGAGAAATGAACTCTTACGGCTTTAAAACTGTTTCTTCGTTTGTGAGATTCATAATAATAAAGTTCTTTGATAAAAATAAAAAGCAGTAGCGACAAGTGGGTTACTTCGCAATAGGAGTCGTTTGTCACTGGTTCGATTCCAGTATCCCTGTCAAAATTAAAACAATATGCAGGGATTAGCTCAGCTGGTAGAGCAACGATACAGATTCCTACTTAAATTTTCTCTGCTTTTTAAAAATATTGCAAGTGGCGATGAATGAGTTACTTCGTTTTAGATATGAAAAAATACTTATTCAATTTTTCCCTTGCAAAGACATTAGTGGTAGCGAAATGTGAGTTACTTCGACTGCTAATCGAGAGGTCGCAGGTTCGATTCCTGTCAAAACGGTGTATTCAGTTTTGTAGCTCAGCTGGTTAGAGCGCTAAAATTTCTCACGTTAATTTTCTCCACTAACTTATTTGCAAGGGTTACATGGCTTTTAGTTGTGTAACCCTTTTTTATTGAACTAATTTTTAAAATAATAGATATGTCAAGATTTAACACTACTTCCGAAGGTACTAAAACCGTAAATTTAGCAGGTGGACAAGCGTATAAGCAAACACCTGAATTAGAATTGGTTTCAATATTGCTTACTTCATTTGCAAATGACCAGTTTTATCGCTCATCTTCCGATACATTTGATACTTTAACGCAACTTATTTTAGTTTGTGATAAAGAGTTTGTTGCGAAAGCTGCAATTTATGCCAGGACTAAATTTGGAATGCGTTCTATATCTCATGTAGTTGCTTCTGAATTAGCAAAACATATTGTAGGCAATAAATGGGCAAAGGATTTCTACGAATCAATTGTTTACAGACCTGACGATATGATGGAAATTTTATCATATCACACCTCAAAAAATGGAAAAATACCGAATGCGATGAAAAAAGGTTTTGCAAAAGCATTCGATAAATTTGACCGTTATCAGTTAGCAAAATACAGAGGTGAAGGGAAAGGGTATAAATTGATTGATGTTGTCAATTTGGTTCATCCTGTACCTGTCGAAAAAAATGCTGATGCAATTAACGCATTAGTTAATGGTGAATTAAAATCATTTGATACATGGGAATCTGAATTAACACGTGCTGGGCAAAATGCAACATCTGAAGAAGAAAAAGCTGATTTCAAGAAAGATGTTTGGGTAAAACTTGTAAGAGAACGTAAACTTGGATATTTTGCACTTTTGCGAAACCTTAGAAATATTATCGAACAAGCACCTGAAGTTTTAAACGAAGCTCTTGAAATGCTGACAAATGAATCAATGATTAAAAAATCGTTGGTTTTGCCTTTTCGGTTTATTACTGCTTTTGATGAAATTCAGAAATTGAATAACGGAAGGATTGTTCGTGAAACTTTAATTGCTTTAAATAAGGCTGTTGATATTTCAATTGCAAACGTTCCCAAGTTTGACGGTGAAACATTGGTTGTTTTGGATGTTTCAGGTTCTATGTCTGGGAAACCTGCCGTAATTGGTTCTTTATTTTCTTCTGTATTGGTAAAATCAAACAATGCTGATTTTATGACATTTTCAGACATAGCGCAATACAGAAACGTTAATCCGATGGATTCTACAATTACAATTGCTAATTCATTACGTTTTTCAATGGGTGGAACTAACTTTCAGGACATTTTCAGGGTTGCAAACAAAAAATATGACCGTATTGTGATTCTTTCGGATATGCAGGGGTGGATAGGTCATTATTCGCCTGTAGCTGAATTTAACAATTGGAAACGAGTTACAGGAGCAAATCCTTTTGTTTATTCATTTGACCTTAATTCATACGGTAATATGCAATTCCCAGAACAAAACGTTTTTTGTTTAGCTGGGTTATCTGATAAAGTTTTTGACATTATGAAACTTTTAGAACAAGATAAAAACGCGTTGGTTAATGAAATTCGAAATATTTCATTTTGATTTTCCGCAAAAATTGTCTATGACGGGCTTTTTCTTGTTTTTGTAGTTTAAATGTTCTAAATTTGAATGTCACATTACAGTTTGCGTATTTCATAAAGTTAAGAGTTTAGTTAATGTTTTTGAGCCGGTTATTGGGGTTTTAACCGGCTTTTTTTGTTGATTTTCTTGAAAAAAGTTGTTCCTGATGGTCAAACATATTGAAATAATACTTATCTTAGCTAAGTAATTAATAAATCGAATGAAATGAAATCAAATGAATTAAGAATCTGGAATTTAGTGAGCATTTATTATACTTCTCCAAGTGAAAAATGAAGAAGTTTCAAGCGAATTTGATTGCTGTGATGATGAAAAATGTATTAAACAAACAAAAGCTGATATTAGAAAACAATACGGAAAAGGCACTCATGTTGAAGAAGTATACTACGACAATAATGGAGACCATGAAAGTATTGAAATATGCTGCCAATGCGGTAAGCCGTTAAATGAGTGGTTAACTTGGTGTAATAGTGAGCTTGAATACATTGAGGAAAATAAACCCTGGACTCCTGAATTTATAAAAGAAGAAGGTTTTTTGATTCACTGTATTTTTCAAAGTAGCCCAACAATGGATTGTAATATTTCTAACTATGCTAAAAATTATAGTGATAGATTAAAAAAAGCATTACAAAATAGAGAACAATTTTTTCAGCGAATTGGAAATTTAGCACAATATATAATCGAAGCTGACTTTGCGTTCTTACATGGGGCATAACGGGTTTCGGCTATGAAACGTAGCCAAATCACGAACTTTGAAATTTAGTAATAACCTGACATTGGATATGTTTTATGAGCCGATGTTATAAACTGATAAAATTATGGGGGCAAAAACGAAATTTAAAATAGATTACACTTGGAATAATAAAGAATTAGTAGATAGAGTTGAAAAACAATTATTAAATGAGGGTTGGGAAAAGACAAATTATAATTATCCTGCCGATATTGATAATATAAAAACAGATGAAATATTTACCACTTGGTTTGAAAGAGAGTGGGAATAATTTTATTTGTTTATAACGCTTGGTGTTTGTTTAGTTTGCCAACCGAACTGAGACGAAATTAATTTGAAATACTAACATATAAATTTACGAGCTATGGCTTTAAGCGAAATTGATAAATACCAAAGAAAATTAAAACGACTTATTGAAAATGTGCCGCAAGGGTATAAAGTATGCTATGATGCGAGTGTGTGTGCGCTATATGTGGTTTCAAAAGATGCTGCATTTTTTGACACGGAAAATTGGTCTGTATCTGTTAATTATCCTGGTGGCGGATGTCCTTTTGGTGCAACAAGTGGCATGACAAATGCAGATACAGGGAACGACAGAGACGAAATTGTTGGAGATTTTATCGAGGTAAACATGGAAGCCGCACAAAGGTAATTGTGCGTTGGCTGTACGTTTTTTTGAAAAGCGCAAATTAAATAAACACTTTGTTATGCCGCCGCAGGGTACGTTTTGCAACTGTAAAGTAATTTTTGACAGTTCAAATATCTTGCAAAAATGCGGCATAACGGCCAGGTACATGCTTTCGTGGCGTTAAATTTGCACTGCCGTTTATTAATTGCTGAAAGTAGTTTTGTTTTCTTTTTTGGTGAGGGTTTTGAAAAATAATTAAGTAAATACTTAAAATAATTCACTTTTTTGATACAACATATTAAGTAAATGCTTATATTTACGTATAATTTAAAACGAAAGCAAAATGAACGCAACAGTACAAAATTTTCAGAACCAACAAATTGAAAAAGCTAATTTCATAAAAGAAAAAGCAAACAAAGAAATCAAATCATTAGAAGAACAAATCAATGAATTGAAAGCACAAATTAATCAACAGAAAAAAGTGATAAAACAAGCTGAAAAAGATATTTACTATTATTCAATATAATATGACAATTAACGAACTCAAAAAAGAACTCGGCTTAACTAATACAGATTTAGCCGGGTTTTTTGGACTTTCTCCGGCTGCTTATGCCAACAGCAGCGCAAAGCCACGATATGAAGCTGCGCTGTGTAATTTTCATGCTGCCGTAAAATCCAAAAGCCAGGTATTGGCTAAGCAAAAAGAAAACAAAACGGGCAACCCCGAAACTGTTGATTAATTGCTATGAACAGCCATGAAGTATGTACATTGTTACCATGCCGAAGGGTACGTTTTGCGTACCATATTGTTGAAGCCAACAAAAAGGTTTCAACGCAAAATGCATGGTAACGTATGGGTATAAAAAGGCGTTTTAATGCTTTTTATACCGTGTTACCAACTGTATGAGCGACTTAAACGAACAAATGATTATTAACAGCACTGCACCTTTTTTATTTTGTGTGGTGGCAAAAATTGCGAAGCAAAATGAATATAGAATTGATTAACAAAGATAGCTTTTTAGCTATAAGAGAATTAGAAGACAATAGTGTAGATTTAATTGTAACAGACCCCCCGTATGGTATAAACTTTACTAAAGGATATAAAAGCGGAAGTAAAGAGCTTGTACACGGTGATGATGGTTTTTCTGTTATGGTTTTTGTAGATGAATTAATGCGAGAATTTAACAGGATATTACGACCTAATGGGGCAGTTTATATATTTACAAGATTTGACGTTTACCCTTATTGGTGGCTAAAGATGAAAAACCACTTTGATACAAAAAACCAAATAATATGGTTTAAAGGCGGTGGAGGAATGGGTGACCTAAAGGGCAACTTCTCTTTTAATTACGAGAGTATAATTTACGCCACAAATGGGAAGCATAAAATAAGAGGTAAAAGAGATGGTAGCGTTTGGCAGATTGGAAAATGTAAACAAGAATACCACGAAACACAAAAACCTGTTGAACTTATTGAGAAAATAATATTACATAGCTCTGATGAAGGAATGACAGTATTTGACCCTTTTATGGGTAGCGGAACAACTGGAATAGCTTGCCAAAGATTAAACAGAAACTTTATAGGAATAGAAATGGTTGAATCCAATTTTGCGATAGCAAAAAAGAGGGTGGAAGAAAATAAAAAAGAATTAAATGCACCGACTTTATTTAACGCACCGAACTAAGCGAATATTGTTGGTAACGGGTTGGCTATGTTTAGTGCGATTTATTAACTACAAAATTTGATACGAGATGGAAAAAACAATTTTATTTAATGACTTCTGCGCAAACAAAAATTGCCCAGAATATATAGAATGGTATTTTGAAAACGGAGTATGTGAACAACCAATAGATTGTAAAAGTTGTAAACTGGTTGGACAAAGTTATGATGTAACTGAATATCCAGAAAATTGTTTGTTTTTGAATGACATACGGACTTACGAACGAGAGCAAAAGCAAGCATTAAATATAGCTGTTGTTAGCGTGCCGAAGGGTACGGTTTTGCAACAGTCAAGTTTTCCTTTACTGTTGACGTTATTGCAAAACTGCACGCTAATGGTCGGGGTGTATGACGTGAGCACGTAGCTTGCGGAGTGCGGAGAGTCATTCATCCAGATTGCTTGCGTTATACACCATGTTAAGGAATGTGCCGCAAGCTAATATGATTAACCTTTAATTGAAATACAAATGAAAACAGAAATTAAAAATTTTTATGAATGGCTTCAGAAAAGATGCCACATTAATTTACCAAAAGACAAAAGTTTCGATAGCTTATATAATGAATTTTTAAATTCTGAGCAATCGGGTGAAGCCCCGACCATTAAGGAAAATGAGGACAAAAGAAAAATTTGCGACAGATACAATCATAGATGCGATGAAGCATTTAATAAAGGAAAAGATTGCAGTACTTGTGTCTATTTTAATGAATTATAGCAAATAGATTTGTCCGTCCGCTTGCGGCATTTTCCTTAACGTATGGCAGTATGGTTAGTTGGGGATTACGAGCCAATAACCTATCAATTTAGTACAAATTTTAAAACGAGTGAATATGCTTCAAAATACCGATAAAACCCCAATTAACTATACTGCGTGTTGTACGCTGGCGGACTTAACCCACCAACCTACAATCGAAGCACAAAAAATAAAAAAAGCGAAGCGTGGGAAAAAAAGAAACAATAGTAGTTTGGTTTAGTTGTGGCGCAGCTTCAGCAGTTGCCGCAAAAAAAACCGTTGACAAATACGGAAAGACACACAATGTTTTAATCGTAAACAATCCGATTAAAGAGGAAGACCCCGACAATATCCGATTTAAAAACGATATTGAAAAATGGATAGGGCAGCCAATAATTGAGGCTAAAAATAAAGATTACCCGAATGCTTCAATCGTTGAGATATTTGAAAAGCGAAAATATATGTCAGGCATTTCCGGTGCTCCTTGTACGATGCTGTTGAAAAAAGAGGCACGATACCAGTTTGAACTTACTCATGAAATTCACTGGCATGTACTTGGATTTACGGTTGACGAAATGCACCGGCACGAACGATTTGTAAGAGGAGAACGGGCAAATACTATTCCAGTGCTTATTGATGCTGGGTATACAAAAACAATGTGCTTCGATGAATTAGTAATGGCAGGAATAAAACTTCCGGCTATGTATGATAATTACGAGAATGCCAATTGCCCAGGTTGCGTAAAAGCGACCTCGCCAACTTATTGGAATACTGTGCGCCGGGTTCATCCAGAAGTTTACGAACAAAGAGCCGAACAAAGCGACAGATTAGGAGTGAAATTGGTTAGATACAAAGGCAAACGTATTTCGTTGCGAGAATTGCCGAAAAATGCCAAAGGGGGCAAAATACAAACTTATGAATGCGGAATATTTTGTGACAATTACTAACGGTTTTGAAAAAACCGATGCGGGCGGGGCTTTTTTTATTTTTCATCAAATTACCGATGAACTATCAACGAAGCACGAACCCCGCTTGCGTACAACGGGATTCGGGTATGGTTTGATTTTTAACGGATTAAAAGCAATAAACTTATGAGTATTAACAAAAATGAATTAGCAAAAGCATTAGAGATTCCTAAGCATTATTGGGAAGACCAATATTGGGATATGGTTGATAGCGAAAAACTTCTTGATTTTGTAAATCAGGTAGTTAAAAATTTAACTATACCCGATGTTAGCGGTTCGGTTTTATATAAAGGCTATAAAATTACTGAATCGCTGCAAGGATTTGACGTAAACGTGTATGACGGTGAAGAATGGAGACTTCTGTTTACAAAGCCAGATGTAGATAAATGCAAGGACTTTATAGATAGGTTTCTGAAAACTGACCGCTAACGGTTTAGGTATGTTTTGAAATTTTAACGGATAAATAGAACGAAATGAAAACAAACTTTGATAAATATAAGGAAATACTTGAATCAGCGATTTATGAAAATTGCGGGAATTATTACATTGGCGGTAAAGCATTACAGAAAGTTTTGGATATGCACAAAAGGCAGTTAAAATTTTTAAATATACCTTTTGTTAACACCCGTAATTGCCGCCTTGTGATGCTGCATGATTACAATGTAGTTAAATTGGAATGGAAAAGACCGCATACTTACATACGCTGTTTAATAGGCGGTTTTATATGGCGTTTTATGCCCGACCTAACATTTAAACACCGAAGATTCATGATTGTTGATTATGGGTGTTAACTTGTAATTAAAGACAATAACTGTAATTAACTAATACTAAACTTATTAAAAATGAATTTGACAGAATTAATTGAACTTTATGTCACGGAACTAAATAATATTCCATCAATAAAATCAGATCAGACAACTAAAGGATACATTAGTGTCGTTCGCAAGTTTTACAGAGACAATAACAGAATATATCGAATGACGGAAGGTGATATCAAAAAATACATGTCACATATTAGAAAAGAATATTCTGATAGTTATTATAATGTAATTGGTTCTGCCGTTAAAATATTGTTTGAAAAAGTTCTAAAACAACCAAGAAAAATGATGTGGTTTTCTCCGATAAGAACTACTAAAAAATTCCACAACATCATAAGTTATTCTGATTTTGTGCTTATGGGTAAATCATGTAAAAATTCGAAGCACAAACTAATTCTTGTATTACTATATTCTACCGGGATTAGGAGGCAGGAATTAATCGATATTAAATTAAAAGACATTGATTTTGTCAACAAGAGAATATTTATTCATTCTGCCAAAGGCGGCAAGAACAGGTTTGTAAGACTACATGACATTGCAGAAAAATACTTGCTAAAATACCTAAAAGAATATCACCCATCAGAATACCTATTAAATGGACAAAAATCATTGAAATATTCAGGATCGAGTGTTTTTAATGTCATTAAGGATATTTCCGATAATAGATATCATCCACATGATATACGTCATACCTTTTTGACAAATTTAATCGAGCATGAAAATGTATTTGCAGCCCAGGATTATGCTGGACACAATTGTCTTAAATCTACTTTACATTATTATCACATTTCTTCGGATAAACTTAGAGAGATGTATAATCCATTAGACAAAATGATCTCCTCGAAAAGAATAGCATAAAAATCCCGGGGCAAAATTGGACGCACCCCGGGATAAACTGGTCTTTAAAAATAAGGGCTATGAGCGGTCTGTTTTTTTAGTCTTTTCAATCAATGCTTTTATATTTAATACAAGAGCATAGCTATTAGCATACCAAACACCATATTCCTGAGTTTCATCCATATTTGGAAGATTGATTAATTTATTTTCCGCATTGGCAATTGCAGCAACAGCAGCATCAAATTGTCCTTCATTGAATTTAACAATTGATTCATTGATATAAATGTCAATTTCATCTGGGATAACTTTGTCTCCTTTATCGTTTAAATAATTAATTAAAAATCTTATCCCAACCTTAAGTATCCCAAATAATCTTACCCATTTTGGAAGCCTGTCTTTTGCTTTTTGATAGATAAATTCTACCAAAATATCTTTTGTTTTATCGGTCAATAATTTTCCATCCATAATTATTTTAGTTTAAAAGTGTTTCTAATTTTTTCTCCTTTTTCTGATTTGACATATTTTCTTATTTTATCTCCAATACCAACCCCTGTTAGTACAAATATGATTCCATGCCCCCTCAGTTGCATATCGGAGTTAATTTCGGCGTTAATCCACATATAATAGATAAACCATGCCAAATGAAGCAGGCCTCCTAAAATCGTCTTAAAACCGCTTATATGCTTTAACAGATTATTCAATTCTATGCAGCTTTTTTAATGTTAATATCATAATACATTTTAGCTTCTTTAGCCGAAGCAATAGGATCGAGCATGTCGCCCGATAAATGACTGGCTATTTCTCCGGCAATTCCTGAGGTAAATTCTGCCCACTTTTCGCCGGTAAGTTCATTTAGTGCATCCTGTGTAATTTCAAGTTTTTCGCACCACACCGGAATCCGTTTTTTAAGGAAGGTAACAACCTTTTCAATAATAATATCGTCAACATCTCCAGGTATCAGCGACTTTAGCACACCGGCAGTTATATCAAGGTTGCCGTTCTCTATTGCCTTTTTAATTCCCTGTACAATTGTTACTGCAAGCGGAATGTACTTTTTGCTCAGTCCGGTAATAAAAGCCCAAACTGATTTCAATAAACTAATTATCTTTTTCATTTTTTTTGAGTTGATTATAAATTCGTATATAAACACCTGCACAAAGCAGGATTAAAATTGATAAGTATGTAAGTAGAATCGTTGTCATATCTTTCTTAATTTTCGATAACCTAAAACATTTAAACTGTCATATAGCGAGATTTTAACCTCGTTGCTTTGATTTCCACCAAGTACATAGATAAGATCTGTTTTTCCGTGTTCAACTGTCAATGGAGCGATATAAATTGCCACGTGCCCGCTCCATGTATTATTTCCACGTTTGAAAATTACAATGTCGCCAGTTTGTGGGTTATCCGTTTTTTCGCCCACATCGAGCCAGCTTCGAGCGTTTGCTTTATGTGTTCGTTCAACTCCGGCTTTCATGGCACACCAATCCATAAAAATAGAACAGTTGCCTGTTTGATATATTGTTCCATTAAGATCTCTAACAACTATTTTTCCAGAAGGAACAGTTAAACAATAAAGGACATCATTATATTTAACATTTTCAATTCCTTTTTTAGTTATATATCTATTTTTATTTTTAGAAATATACACACTATGAAGATATTCTATTTTTGTATTTTTACTTACCTGTTTTGTGGAATATTGAGAGCTTTTATACCCGGCCATAGTCGCCACATAATGTAAAATCTCTTGTGTTTCTTTCCATTGTGAATATACTTCATTAATACCATTCCCATCAAATAGTAAATATGTATCAATAAACAATTTACATTGTCTTTGTGATAATTTCATAATAAAATCCCATTTTGGAATTTTATTCTCCAATAATATATTATCAAAAATGATGGGATATCTAAATGAATACCTGGTTCTTAATTTTCTATTTCCCCATGTTTTTGAATCTTCCTTAATTTTTAATGTATCCATTTTATTCATAAAATTTTTCTTTCTTTCTTTGGATACACCCACATATATTAGATTAAACTGTTTTCTTCCGTCTGAAATATAAATAGCTAATAATTTCAATAATTCATCAGATATATCAAAGTCTGATTGCGATGATTTAATTGGAGGAATGCCAATGCCTGAATTTGTAATATCTTTAATTTTCTTCTTTTTGAACCTATAACTTCCGTCACATTTTCCATAAAACTCATGATCTGGATCACAAATAATATTCATATTGCCACTTGTGATTTTTTTAGCAATTCCATTATATGATTTTTCAACAATACCAAATATATTAGTAAATTGAACAAATTCATTCGAATCCACCATTGCAACTTTTGATGGTATCTTTTTAGAAATTTCATTTAATTTAATAAATCCATCAGACGTAAGCACTTCAATATTGCCGTCAAGGCACCAAGGGGTTTCATCATCGTTTACCCAAGTATGACCCGCTTCTTTAGCATATCCTACAATTGTCTGATTGTCGTTCTCACCGGCAATCTCTTTTACTCCATATTGGCTTAATGCAATTTCTACCAAATTACTCATGACCTTTTTCTTGAAGGTGGGTTTTGAATTAAAATGTCTTTAATCTCATCAATTCGCTTAAACATTAGATTGTGTTCCTCCCGATTTTCTTTTCTGTTCTTTTCCACTTCTAACATGCTTGCCTCTTGAAATCCTTTAAATGCTTCTTCCATTTGTTCAAATTTTTCGTCATACTGCTCAAACTTCTTATCGTTTAAACGGAACTTATTGTCAATTTTTCCTTTATCAATGCCAAATTTGATATAGGCTGTTACCATAGTTCCAATCACACCTCCAATAGAAATTAAAGCAATAATCCATTCTGTTTTAATTTGTCTTAATAAATCAATCATTTTATCACAACTTTATCGAGTTTGTAAATTATCAATTATCTTTTCTCAGCCCCTCATTTATCTTTTTTTATCTTTTTTTCTTTTAAATATTTTCCTAAATGTTTTTTTAATTTTCCAAAAAGGAATTTTAGCTTTTATCTCGAACTTCTTGTCAGATTCAAATTCTTTTTCCGTTTTATTTTTATACGGTTCAGCCATTTTTCAACTGATAAAATTTAAGATCAGGAATTACACCATGCAACATACTTACAGTAGTTATTTTACTGGCTTCCTCATCTATCCAGTTTCTTCGTGCCCACTTCCACAGTAACATAGAAGCCTCAAAACAAAAGAATTTATCGTTGGCCTTATTCCCCTTTGGAGAAAGGTCTATTTTACCTTTAGAATAGATATACGGAACCCACCACAGGAAATTAGTAAACTCGTACTTAATGTTTTTAGCGTCATAAAATTCAGCACGGTCAATCAAAAATTCTTTTTCATCATCGGTAAATTCATCCGCAGGCCGGGCAACGATCATCCTGTTAATATCATCTTCATCGTAATATTTCTCAATCGGGTGAAGATTATAACCACTTGCGATAGCTTCTCCGATCGTATGCCTGTCGCTATCTATCCATGTAGCTGTATGATTGAAATAAGCAAACATTTCTTCTTTGTACCACAAATGACTTTGAACTTTCATAAAATGCTGAATCTTTTCAGCAAGAAATCTGTCACCGTGAGTCATTAAAATATCACCAACCTGAAGTTCTTCGGTTGTTAATGTCATTTCCGGTGCTGATATATATTCGTACTTGCTCATTAATTGATTATCTTTCAAATTCTATTTCTGTTTTGTTTTTCATTCCATTTATTAAATCCTTCAAAACTTGGAATTACCTTAATTTGTATAGCTGTTAAGCTGTCGATTGGTGCAAAAAACGGGTTTAAAAATTCGTAATAATCACACTTTGTAAGCGGTATGCTATCTGGGATGTATTCAACTGCCGGGGCTAATTCCTTGTAGCATTCGGCAATAAACGGCATCGACAAAACCGCGCTTCCTTCCGACACCCAGCATTTGTATCCTATGATGATCTCCGATTGCTGCCTGCACCATTCCTGGTAAGCCTGAACATCGTTATACGTGCCTGTTTTTTTTGCATCCTGCGAATAAGTTACCAAAAACGTCAAAATCAATCCTATTGTAAACAGTGCTTTCATAGTTATTTAATCAACTGCCACCCTTGCGGATATGCCGTAGGCGACCATACATTGGCATCTATCGTACTTTCATAAATATGGCCTTCAAATCTCACTCTGTCACCTGTATTATAGGCATCCTGTGAACCCGTTGGCTGAACCCAGTCTGATATTTGTCCGGGTGGTGTATAGGGTGTATACAACGCTTCTTCCTGATCAGGCAGCCAATCGGCTTGTGAAGTGTGCGGCTGAACTACTTTGTAAAGTATTGAATCATACACAAACACTTCGCCGGTCTCATAATACTTACCTACCCGGTACTGGTTATAAATGCCTGTCAGCACTTCAAGCTCTGTTGATGTTATGCTGTCGCTTTCGAACAGTGGTTTCGAGAGCAAGCGCAGCAGGGCTTTTATTTGTGCGTAATCGAAATTATCGTCGAGGCTTTGCAGCAGGTCTTCCTTACGCTGCGCCAGTTCTGCTTCTGTTAAATCGATCACCTGGCGGGTAACATAGTCCATGCCGACGTTGTAGTACAGGTTGCCGAGGCGTTGTGTTTCGCTGTCCCATTCTGGCATTACTTCAATGCGCCATCCATCGGCACGATGAACACTCTCTGAAAGGTTTTTATACCCGTAAACTGTTGAACCATCAGGGCGGTTAAAAGTATTCTTCATTCCCGATTCAACGATCTGACCGTTAACTACACGGTGGTATCTTTGCCCATTTGTTGCAAGAGATAAAAGAAGAATTGATATAAAGAGTAGTTTTTTCATTGTTATTCTGCTAAATATCCGTAAAATAGACCATCTTGTTCTCCAGTAACCAAATAATAGTCAGTATCTATAAGGAAAACAGTGGGTGCTGAAAGTTGACCAACATCCCCTAAGCCGGAAATGATTGTTGCGTTAGATGTCCAACCGCTTCCATTCCATATATAACCGTTAAAATTACCCGCATTCTCTCCTGCAATCAGATAATAGTCTGAGCCTAACTGAAACATACACGGCCTTGAATTATCACCAACATCAGGTAACCCTGAAATAATAGTACTGTTGGAAGTCCAACCACTTCCGTTCCATATATAACCAAAGAAAACTCCGGTAAATTCCCCTGAAATTAAATAATAATCAGAACCAATAAGGATAACTGAAGGGCCACAATTAGTTCCAACATCCCCTAAGCCGGAAATGATTGTTGCGTTAGATGTCCAACCGCTTCCATTCCATATATAACCGTTAAAATTACCCGCATTCTCTCCTGCAATCAGATAATAGTCTGAGCCTAACTGAAATACGCATGGCGTTGAATTAAAACCAACATCAGGTAACCCTGAAATAATAGTACTGTTGGAAGTCCAACCACTTCCATTCCATATATAACCGTCAAACTTACCATCATTCCTACCTGCAATCAGATAATAGTCTGAGCCTAACTGAAAACCATGTGGAGCTGAAAAAGTGCCGGCATCAACTAATTCTGAAATAATAGTAGAATTTGAAGTCCAATCATGAAAAATAAAACCTGTAATGCTTGTTAAGGTTGGTTTCTGCATCCCCCCAATGCCAGGTACCTGCCCGTCACAAAAAAAGGCAAAAGTGAAAAGGCAAAAGGTAAAAAATACCTTTAATGCGTAAATGCGTAAATGCGTAAATGCTTTTAATTTAATGTTTTTCATATTTTAATTTTTTATGTTGCTGCCTGTGTTACACTCATTGTAAATAAATTAGTGCCTATACAGTGGATGTACAGGTAAAAAGTGCCATCGGCAAAGTCGGCTGAACCTGCCAGTTTTATAATGTTTGCGGGTACGGTTAAACTTGTAAACGACGAGATGGTCATCACCACACAAATGGTTTTATTAACCTGTGCATTACTAATGGCCATTGTTCCTATCGCGCCTGATACAGATGAATAAATAATACCGTGTGCCGACATATCCCACGAAACATCATTATCTACAATGGTATCTTTCAGCGTTTCGTCAACATTTGCATAATCAATAACGTTGTCGGTAACTGTTGTTGAAATAGATGTTGTCCCGCTTCCTGTAACTTCCCCGCTTAATGTGATTGTTTCGTTGCCAGAATGATTAGCTATAAATTCCTCAAAATTTGTGGTATTTATATCAGTTGGTAAAGTATCAATTAATACTTTTGGAATAGTATCAGTTACCCATTGCCCGGATTTTTGATCATATAATGAATCAATACCAGTTGTTTTATACCCGGCATCGTTAGTAAAGCCTGATACATTTATGCTCGATTGATTTACCCATGTCGGGGTAGTTGCTGAGCCCTGACCCATATAAAATTGTCCTAATGCCCCTAAACTCCCTGATTTATGAGTATCTAATAGAAGTGATGATCCGTTTAAAGCATAAGAATTAAAATCAGCATCCAATAATGTACCTGAGCCGTCAATATCTTTAAGTCTCAACACATCAGTTGGATTAACTGGCGCATCTGCCACTGTTGCGCCTGCTGACATGGTTACGTCGCTTGTAATTCCTACCGTCCCAGTAACATATAATTGGTGTGGGAGCGCGTATCTGTTTAACCCACTTCCAATACCTACTTTTCCCTCAAATGTTGAATTATTACTTCCCCCTCCAATGCTAAGTGTCACAGTAGCATCATTATCAATGCTTATAACATTTTGATTATTACTGTTATTTGTAATTCTATATTTATTTGCTTGTGTTCCAGCTGAAAATGTAGCTCCACTTGTTTGAAATTTTTGAATCGCATATGTGCCTGCTAGTATTTTATTTTCAACAGCGGTACTTGTTGAAACTCCATTTGTCTGACCCAACGTAGAAGTGTTAGAAACGTGTAACACAGAATCTAATCCCCAATTTTGAATTAATTGCATATTTCCTGCGATGTCGCTTGTATTTAGTGTTATCTGCTGTCCTGCTTCTTGTAGAGCATCTTCAACATTAGTCCCTGTAAAATAATCTCCGGCATCGGAAATTGACACATCTACTGCATTTGCCGTTCCAATGTCTTCTAAACTCGCTGCTGCAAAATCATTTGCCCAATCAAGCGATGTATATATATTGCCAAGTAGGTAATTTATATCTGATCTTAGCCCAACAGTTGTGTCTTGTAGTTCAAGTGTATTAAGATAGTTTTGGGTTATGTCAATTCGATGTTCTCCCAAGCTGTCATAGTTGTTGATTATGTACTGCCTGTTGGCTGCTATTGAATCCCACGCAACTGCAAGACTGTTTGTATTCTGATTTATGTCTGTTCTTAATTCGGGTATTGAGTCTGCTGTATTATTCCATAAATTAAAATCTTGACCCCAAAGCGCAGTTCCTGACGAACCCCCATAATAAAGCACATTTCCATCAGCCCCCCCAGAAGGTATGTGTTTATATCCTGCATTAGTGGAATGATTTATAGTAATTTTATTTGTACTGTAAGATAGATTTATAGGATTTACGACATCGAATTGCACGAAAGAAGGAGAATTAGATAAGTATAATCGATTACTAACTGAATATAAACGCTGTATTTCATTTGTTGAATCCTTGTCAAAGTCTGTTATCTCCTGTAATCCAAGTCCATCAATCTGTCCTTGCAAACTTGCTGAACTGTCAATTATTGCTTGTTGGTTGGTGGAGATGTCGGTTGTATTCTGGTTGATGTCAGGACGTAAATTGTTGTTAATGCTGTCTATTGCCACCGGGTCGGTTTCAGAAGTTAAAAATCCACTCACATCCGGTATTTCACTTCGAACCTGTGCTGTGGAATCACTCAATGCTATTTTAGTGGCAAAACCGGATATATCTGGTATGTCGGGGATGTCCGCGCGGATTTGACTTGCCGTGTCTTTTATAGCTTGGGTGTTTGCGTTTATTGACCCCAAGTGTGATTCGAGAGTATCTCGCAAATGCTCTATGCTATTAATCCCCAAAAACCCTACATCAAAATAGGAACTATCTCCGTCCCAAAATATAGTCTGCCCTGTGGAATCAGCTTCCTTGTTAGCAACATTTATTAGGCCTTGCAATTTTCCCCACTCATATATTTCCCTGTTCTTCAATACTGTTTTAACCGTGCTATCCGAAGAGTCCCAATAGCTTGTTCCTTCCGGCTCTGTTCCAGTTGGGATGTATCCGGTGTATAATCGTGTAGAATCAAAAGGAATAGTCTGTCCTTTTTCGTAGGCTATTCTTAAATCAATGGCATTTCTGTAATCTGAGTTTGTTGGATCTAATCTCTCCCCATAAAATGTACCAAGTCCACTTGGGAAAGATCCGTCTGGAGTTTCGACAACAAATCCTGATAATCCTTGGAATGGTGCAGCACCGGACTTAAATACATCTACTACGGTTATCAAAATTCCATCAGGCAAAATAGAATTATTAATTATTTTGTAGCCTCTTTGCTTATTATCAAAAAGAAAATTACCCACTGTTTTGTCGAATGCGCCAATATCATTCAAGTCAAGTGGATTAACTTTTACTGTAAATGTGTCAGTGCTTTGATATACCACGGAGTCAACTATAGTTCTCCAAGCTACTTCCGGCAAAAAAACGGTATATTCCTGAGATAAGGAAATAAAAGGTATTAATACAAATAAAAATAATATCTTTCTCATATTGTCCTCCATTTAAAACCATGTGCAGTTTTGCTTTTTCCTCTACAACAATTTGAAATTGACTTGTTGCTGCCTTTTATTGATTTTGCTGCATCTGATTGAGATTTGTATTTTTTTATTATTTCATCTGTGTTTGAGTCAATTTGTAAGACCTCTTTTTCGTTAGATGAATATAATCCGCTATTGAATGCATGTCTCATGTTCTCCAATCTACTCACCCATTCTAAATTAACTGACCTATTATCTGTTTTTATTCCATTTATGTGATTTACCTGTGGCTTGTTGTGTGGGTTGTTAATGAAAGCTGATGCAACTAATCTGTGAATTTTTAATGTTTTTGTGATAGAATTAGAGCTTGCTTTGAATTTCAAATATCCATGACTATCAGACTCCGTCGTTAATATTTTTCCTTTAAATTTTTTTATTTGTTCGTCTGATCTGATTATTACCCTATCAACACTTCTAACTCGCCCATAATTGCTTACTTGATACTTTCCTTCATACCCATCAATGTATTTCCAAATTTCTTTTTTATTCATTGCGACTGAATTTAAATTTTGCGACTGAAAAAAGATAAGGGCAGGTGCAGTCGCTTCACCTTTCATTTTAGCCGCTAAACTAAAACTAAGCCCTATACCAAATATAATCAAAATAATCCTCATTAGTCAAAAGTTAAATGAACTTTCAAGGCATATTGAGTGAAGTAATTTGAAATAGAAATAATCTGAGCGTTATTCAAGTCGTTATCTTGAAAGGTATTAAACGCTGTTTGATATGGTACTAAACTCCTGTAAATAGTCCCAGATTGGTTGTATTTAACCCCTACGTTGGCTAAACTCCTATTCAAATTGTGCTCTATTAATAAATTAGTGCCTGATGCTGTTAATGTCCAACCGTCCGGCAAATCAGAAACTAAAGCAATACTTTGAGCTAAAGTTCCGGCTACTGGTAATGTAAAAGTATATATATTTTTCACTGTATTGTTTATTAATTGATCTGTTTGATTTTTATTGTAGAATGTTATTCCAGAGTCAGCTACCGATATAAACTTTGAGCTATCTGTGAGTAAAATATAAGTCCCTTTTGTGTCAAGGCTATCAGATATGCTTCCTGAAATCCACCAATGTATTATCCCGTTATTTCCCCATGTTAATGAATCAACACTTGCTGAACCTTCCCCTCCTGAGCCGTTTGTCCAAACTCCTGCAATTCTTTTTATAACTTGACCATCAGTGGCCGTTGTAGTATCAATAGATAATTTTGCTCCATTCAGATACAAAACAGTATCAATTCTTGCTTCTTGCCTTACACGTAAAGTATATGTATCTTCTTGTGAAAAAGATATGAACGACATCATTAGCAGAACCGATATAACAGATATTTTTTTTATAGCCATCATAGATTATAATATAAATAAAAATTCAACAATAATTCCAGTCAGACTTTCATCATCATCAATGTAAAATGAAAATCCATCAGTAGTCACGGTTAATCCATAGATAGGTATTGTTAAATCTATCGTTTTTCCTCCTCCTAAATCTTGAATGCGGTAAACATGTAAATTCTTTCTTCCTATTGGAATATCGGAGAAAGATGATCCAAATGATTCTTCAACAAAATTACTACTTAGCCCGGTCAATCTTCCAGTTTCGATTTGCGATGTTCCACCTCCTCCACTTGCAACACCAATTGATTCAAGGGCATACCTTTTAGGTCTTGACCATCCGCTAAAATCAACAACAATCATAACATTTGAAGGATCAAGGCTTCCATCATATAAGGATTCTTCGTATGGTCTTGTTTGTTTTATTGCCATGTCTTTCTATGTTAAAACGTCTGCATAACTTACTTCCATTTCGATAAAATCATCTGTATCTGCCACCTGATAAAAGTCTATATGCATGTAAATGGGAGTACAAATTGTTTCCTCATTTTCATAGTCATATTTTTTTTCTTTTATCAGGGCAACTCCAATATCGGTAAAAAGATAATTTTCTGAAATAATACCTTTTAACTTAATATCAACACCTAATTTACAATATTGTGAGAAATTATAGGTAACATTTTCACTATCAATGATACCTTCATGCCATGTTCCTATGTAACGTCCAAATTCTTTTAGTAAATAAGAAGTTGCCATTACTCCATTAGGGACGGAGTTTCCGGTTATTTGTCCGGGGCCATAAAGAATTTCGTTATCGCCAGAACCATTTATAAAATAAGCAACCAAAACTATTCCGTTATTTAAGTCTGACGGATTCTCTAAGGCTCCTGTAATATCAGCCGAAATAATAGTTGTAGCAAGTTCTTTTCGGTTGTCTTTGCGTCTTTTATTGGTAGTTATTCTTTTAAATTTTTCTTCACTTTTTTTGAAATCTTTATAATAAGAATTAACATCCTCACGAGTAATATTGCCATACAATTTAGAAGTATCAAATTGATAAGATTTGTATTCATTAATATATCCTAAATCTCTTATATCGACATATTCTCTTATCCTGTGCAAAAATCGTATATGTTCAAAATGCAAATTCAAATCCTGATCGATAAACCAAATTATCTGCGGAAATTTAATAAGCATATCATCAAACAGTTTTTTAAAGCTCATCTTTAATTCCGAAGACGAATACGATGAGTCTGATATTTGTTTGATGGCCGACGTGTGAATTGCTGCAATATAATTCAGGAAATTTTGTTTCATATTGTAATAATTCAACCCACTTTCAATATCAAAGAAATCTGAATAAGGAGAATCGTTCCAGAAGAACATTGAATAAACTTCCTTTCCTGCTCTTGATTGATGTGTTGAACGATAAATATTCCTACAAATATCCCTGAAATCAATTCCGGTAGTTATTGATACAGAAGATGAACCTATTGGATAATCCTTTTTTGAATGTAAACTATCGTGATAATTTAATCCGGTAATTGAATCTGTACCAGAACCTGTTTTTGTATCCTGAGTCCAACTGTATTCAGCCCCGTTAAATGGTTTTCTTATCCATAATCTTTTCCCTGAAGATGCGTCCTTGTCAAATGACACCCAACCACTATCTGCCTCTGGTGGAATTAAATCATCACCATCATATTCATCTTCTTTAAGGTATTCTTCCCTTGCATAGATTGCATATCCGTAATAATTCCGATATGTTTTAAACCATTGAGTATAATAATTTCCCTGGAATACGGTAAGCTCACACATTTCCCAACCATACTTATCCTGCCCCTGATTTTTATCATCAAATTCTTCCTGCCAATCAGAATATGAAAAATCCCGATCATCGTGAAGACGTGTTTTTCCATTGTCTAATATTGCTGAGTTTGGTGCACCACTATCAAAATAATCCTCAAGATCAGGATATAATGGATCACTGGATGCCCTTTTTATTTTGCTATAAAGAAATTTGTCATCCACAAGAACAGATTCTCCACCCGAATTGACCATTATTTCAATTTGGGTTTTGTATTTTATATTTTCGGATGGTAGGCTAACAGATAGATCAATATATGACATTTCAGAAGCAATAAAACTTACTCCCTGAACATATAAATAAGGTTTTTCATCTGTCGTTCCGTAAGAATGGCTTGTTGTTTCGTCAAACTGAAATTCAACTGTTAATATTCCGGCAATAGGAGTAATATCAGCAACAATCGAATAATAAGTAAAGTCGGTTATTGATGAAATAGGGATAGGTGAAGCATTGTTTTTAAATGTTATGGATGCTGCACTTCCCCATGATCCGTCAGCATGTAAATAATAAACGGGAGTTGATATTTCGGACTCTTTTAGGGTAATTACGAATTTCAAATTATATCGATAAGATACATCTCCTGACAAAGCATAAAAAAATGAGAATAAAGCAGATTGATCTTTTGCTATTGAAAATTTTTGCCTAAGAAGTGAAGATAATAATATATAATGGTCAGGTGGTCCAACTACAAAACTATAATCTCCCATTTTGGCACAATCCTTATCAAGTAATGTTTCCTGATTATAATTAGATCCTGACCAATAATCTGGATCACCTCCCGTCCACACTTCAAAATCACCGTTTCGGATGAGATTCTTGCCACCAAATATATCTACTTCTTCCTCGTAATTCTCTATAAAATCAGTGTATTGATCGACAACTGTTGGTTTTATTGTTACAAGCGATCTGTCTTCATTTATATCGCAATCAACTTCACCGAAATATCCATAAACAGTTTGTGAGCCATAAACAGATTTAATGAAAAAGGTTGTTGTTGTAGGATTATCAAGTATTAAATCGTATAATTTATTCTTGTTGGATGAATCAGATTTATAAGCTAATGGATGATTTTTTATAAAAACTTCCTCCCATATTTTTCTTGGAACAGGCATTTCATCAATAAGTTCTTCTCCAAGATAACGAGCATCATCCGGTTCCACCTCAAAATAAGTTGCTGATTTGGCTAAATTGTACAAATCTGCCTTTTCTGAAAGTTCTCCTGCTATACTGATATATAAACTATAATTATACACAAACCAAATTTATTAAATATTATTTTAACATCATATTAATTAGTTTCGTTATAGACACTTATTAATTCACTATGATCTACAAATGTTAATTTCATCATAAAAGCAACATCGGTAAGAACATCTTCTGTTTTTTCTACTGCAATGTCATTTGCTGTAAATGATATTCCTCCGTGTGTGATGGTCACAGTTCCGTTTGATTCAAGTATTCTTAACCCTGTAAGAAACCGTTGCATGTACTCATTACCCCAAACATTAAATTCATGTCTGGAAGCAAATGAACCATAAAGTATGTTCGTCGAACCAAATCTTTCTGAAATGTCTTCCTGAATATCTGGTGTTAATCCCAAATACTCAGCATTTATATAACATTCAAATGTGAAACCCGTTAAGTTCATAAAATAACTTTTCCCAAGTCTTATATTGGAAGAAACGGCACTTATTTTCGTCAATTCAGCTAAATAATCACTATTGCTTGTCCATCCAAAAACATCAGAGTAATAATTTGTCGATCCGTCAATAGTTATTTTCAGACTATAATCCCCATCATCATTTGAAGATAAAGTAGTTCCTAAATAGATCAGTCGTTTTCCACCAGTGAAACTTTCGACAGTCATAGATAAAGGACTTCCTACCGCCACATCATTTGAATCAAGTAAAGTTAAAGTAGCCGAAGTTGCAGAACTAACCAATAATTCAACTGCCGGAATATGATTTGTCTCAAGAAATATTCTGAACGGTTCTTCTTCAACATCCAAAGCAATTTGCCGGTTCCAGGTTCTCGCTGAAATGGAACTGTAAAAACCAAAAATGTTATATTGTCCGAGTATGCTCATACTATTCTTGATAAAATATGACCGCGTTGTCTGAATCGTTGACCATTGCGTTCAAAATATTCAATTCTATTTTTTGTGTTATTTGCTATATCTTTAAGATGTTTATTCGATTCTGACATATCAATCATATCATAACTTTGACTTACAGCGTAGTTAGCGAGCCATTTTTGAGTTTCATCATGTGGAATAAATTCACCAGGAGGCATAAAAGATATTGTTTCACTATCTGGTGTTAATATTGCACTTCCTCCGTTATCAGGGATAAATATTTCTTGTTTTCCACCCTCCGAATATTTGGCTAAACCTCCCTTATGTTTTCCTCCTTTTTTAAATTCAGGAATAGGTTGAGAAGCAACAACTGCTAATTGTGCAGCTCCTAAAGCACCAATAATAACTGATAGAACTACATTTGGCAAAGCTTCTACAATTGCTGATGCAGTATTTATTATTATTGAAAACATAGTTTGTGCTTTTTCAGCAATAGCCTGTTTCCGTTGAATTTTGGCTTTTTCCTTCTGATACTTTCTTTCGGCAATCAATCGTTTTTCAACGCTACTTCCTGCTGCCGCTATTTCATAATCATGCAACTGTTCTATTCGTGCCATTTGATTGGCATAGATGCCGTTGATAATATCAAATGATTGTCCAGCTATCTGGGCAGCGTCTCTTACAACATTATTGATACTTTCTTTTAATGATTTATTAGTATTTTCAGCAATATCCAGATTTCCTTCTGCTATTGCTCTTAAAATATCTAAAATCCTGTTTTTTAGCCTTTCCTCATCGTCTCCTATAATTTCATTTCCATCAATAGCCGCCTGAACTTGTTCTTTCTCTATGTTTAAAAGATCAATGGTAAGTTTGTTTTTAATGTCCTTTATCTTTTTGGCGTTACCGGCTGCGCTTTTTACTTCTTCGGCTGCACTGTTTATTCTTTCAGTTTGCGCCTTAACAATATTATCATAGAGCGCATCGTAAGCTATTCCAGATTGTTCTTTAAGTTTTCTTTCATTTTCCTTTCTTTGATTTTCCAATTCTTTTTCACGGCGTTTT